TATACCGTGCCCACGGTGCAAAAGCGTTTCCAGATCCGCTAAAAGAAAACGCCGGGGAAAGTGTTCCAGCACTTTACCCCGGCAATACCCCAGACGAACCACCGAACCAGGGCGAAACAATTTTAACATTGTTTCCCCGAAAAGTAAAGGAGAAAATACAATGTTAGAAAATAAGATCAGCATTTCCCCCGGTAATCAAAAAATGGGCTTTATTCCGTCCGTATCCCTCCCGCCCGTGGTAACCTGTGCACATGGCTGCACCTGTGCAAAAAAGTGTTATGCCGCTAAGCTGTGCCGGATCCGTGCCAGCGTCCGCAATGCATACCAGCGCAATCTTGATATTCTGGAAAATGACCCCGCTTGCTACTGGCTCCAGGTAAAAGCCGCCGCAATGGTAACCCGGTATTTTCGTTTCCATGTTTCCGGCGATATCCCCAATATGGACTATATGCGGGAAATGATCCAGCTTGCCAGAGATTTACCCGGCACAAAATTCTTATGCTTTACGAAAAAATATACCCTTGTAAATGAGTATATGAACCGGGAAAACATTCCCGAAAATATGCAGCTTATTTTCTCAGCCTGGGACGGTATGCACATGGAAAACCCGCATAATTTACCCGTTGCAAATGTGATTTTCAAAGGGACGGAACCCGCTGAAAATTGGAAGATTTGCGGCGGTAACTGTATGGAATGCGCTTGTCGTGGCGTGGGCTGCTGGGAACTAAAACCCGGCGAGCATATCGCATTTTATGAACATTAAAACGGGAGGGATAAAACATGATCGAAAAGAAATTGCAACCCGGCGAAATTTACGCCGTAGCCGTGGCAACGCTGCCCGCCGAAGATATCGACCACCACAACAGCGATTTATATTTACGGAAAACGCCCGCCGCCGCTGCCCTCGTGGCACGGCTGGAAAATAAAGTGTTGCTTTCCGTGTTCCGTGATCCCGCCGGGGATCCCTGGTATGAACTCCCGTTTTGCTTTACTCCCTATTGGGAGAACCCCGCCAAATACCACTAAAGGAGGATTCCCACAAATGAAAATTTCTTATAAATTGCGCTGGAACCCTAAAACCGGCACGGCATACCGTCAAACCGTCCGGATCTCTGAGGAGGAAAACAGATCACTTTTTAATGGCATCTTTTCCCCTGGTGTAAACTATGGCAACGCCTACACGGGAAACCAGATCGCCGCAGCTATCCACGCCCGCCCGGAATACAAAAACCAGGTAAAGCGGATTTTACCCAATAACACCATTGTTTTTGTGGGATCCGGGACTATTCCCGTATATGGGGAGGTGTAACAAGTGGTTATTATTTGTTTGTTGCTGCTTCCGTTCGTGATCCTGGGCGAGCTGCTGAAAATTTCAAAGTAAAGGAGAAAACGCCATGTATAACGATTTACACAAATCTTTTGATTCCAATTTATCCCGGTTTTATGACTGGGAACGACTCGCCAAAAGCGAAACAAACCCGCACCGCCGGGATGATCTCATTTCAGCCGCCATTATTGCCGGAAAGCTGGAAATGATCGCTTGCATTCTCTCCCATGAATGGGACGATACCAGCCGGAAAGCGGAAGCGGAAGCAGCCGCCGCCAGCGTCCGAGAAATTGCCGAAACCATATAACCCGCCAGCCCTGGAGCGTCACCCGCTCCGGGGCTTTTCTCATGCCCTCAGACCGTCCCACGCCGCCCGCCGTGCTGGGATATTCCCCAGACCGGGAAAACGCCATACAAGCCCGCCCACGCCGCCACGGATCCCGCCAGGGGTAACCCGTGCCCGCTGCCGTGGCGGGCTTTTTCGGCGGTATGCCCTCAAAGGCTCCAGAACGCCCCAGGACGGGCTTTTTCTTTTGGGTATATCCCAGCATACCCCCGCCACAAAAACGCCGCTACGGGCTTTCTGTGGGCTTTCTGTGGGTATTCGCTCCGCTTTTCAGCGTCCGCAACGCCGGAAAACAGAGCCGGAACGGGTGCCCGCCGGAGCTGCCCAGCCCGGACGGGGTGAAAAATGGGGTGTTTTTCGGGCGGTTTTCGGGAGATTTTCCTGGAATTTTCCATGAAAAATCCGCTCACCCTGGGGAGGGCAAGCGGATCATTCGTTGTGGGAGCCATAGTCGCTCGGCATAGTCGCTCGATAGTCGTTGGAAAGTCGCTCAAGAGTCGCTGTCAGAGTCGGAGTCGATAGTCGCTCCTGCGGGAAGGTAACGCTTTCGGATATCGTCTGCGTCATAGTCGGAGTCGTGCTTGGCGTTGGGAGTCAGCACATATTCGGTCTTGTCCTGGTAACCGAAGTTGTTCTTGCCCAGGAAAATTCCCGAAACAGGGTTAATTTTACCGCTATTCATGTAAGATTCCCACATATTTTCCAACAAAAAGTACGCCTTTTTTATGGTGTCGGCTACCTCAGGCGGCAACGCTGTCTTATAACCAGCCCCTCCCGTAGGAGCATTATGGGTAATAGCCCACAAAGTTCTTCTATCCATACCCAATGCAATAGCCATGCCAGCAACAGTCGGTTTCATGTCATTTCTCGCATACAATGCGAAATACTCATTGAGTCGATGTGCTACCTCATCAACCTTCTTCAGATCGATGTCAGGCATATTCATGAGTTCCACATTCACCATGATGAACTTAGAGTTGTCACCAGGCTCCACATTCAGCGCAGCATCCGTCAGAAAGTTGTTACCACCTCTGGGCTTACCCTTCTTCTTGACAATCTCCTCACCAGTTTCCACCAGAGAGTCGTTTTTCTTCGCCATTTCTTCACCTCGTTTCATTTTCATGCGTCAGGGAAAAAAGGGAATATTTTTTATCCCCTTCTCCATATGTAAGAAAGCGTATATATCTATTCTCTCATATATTTAGATGACTAAAAAAGTTCCCTATTTTCCCTGAACATAATTATTTTTCCATATGCATAGCCTTGTGAAAATTTTCCCTTTTTTCCCTGTCAAGCGGTTTTAGCGGTAATTCCAAGGATATACCAGTTACCGTCTGACTTGTGAACGGGGAAACCACGGATCGCCATTTCACTATAGAAAGTCGTGCTACCAAGTGCCTTGTACTGATTTTCAGGTTTGACGCACCACGAACGATAGATGCGGTACAGATCACCACGAAGCACCTTCCCGCCATTTTCGACATTGCAGGACTCCTCGATGAAACAGCCGATGCGATCATGCAGCTTGCGATAGGATGCGGTAGCGTCCCGGACACATTGCGGAACCTCCAGACCACGCTTCATGTAGTCACGGCATCCGTCAAACAGCCATTGCAGGATAGTCGGTTTATTCTCAGGAGCCGAAAACAGTTCCTTCAAATCCTTATCCTGCGTACTCTCATCGAAATGTCGGTTGAACTCGATTACCCAGATACGGTTGGAAGAAAAGACGGTATCATCGGTGACCGCCGGGAGATGGTTTGTGTTCAACCACAATGTGAACTGCGGGACAAATCGGAAAGAGTTTTCAAACAGACCACGGGTGACCAGCGTGTCACGACCTGTCATGGTCTTCATGTTTGCGGCATCCAGGCGTACATCCTTGGAGGACTCTGCCATTGTGACGATACGAGTACCAGTCAAGCTGGCGAGGACGGGCTGGGGTGCGTTGAGATCGGAGCTGCGACCTGTCTTGCTCTCGCAGATCAGTTCCGTGGGAGCCGTGTTTGCATAGTCCTCACCAAGCACGGCGGCAATAGTTGAAAACAGAGTTCCTTTACCGTTTCTCGTCTTGGATCCATAAGCAATGAACATACATTCCTCACGGTTTACACCAAGCATAGAGTAACCCAAGGCACGCTGAAGGAATGCGGCTTTCTCTTTGTTACCCTCGGTGATTTCATCGATGAACTGATACCAGCGTTCACAGCGGGTGGTGATAAAGTCGGGGAGCATACAGGTGGTACGCTTTGTGACATTATATGGGGTGATGTCAGCCACGATTTTACCAGTCTTGAGATCGTAGGCGTGGTTCGTGGTGTTGAGAATGTAGGGATTGTTATCCATGTCCATCAGATTCAATCTCACGGAGGAGGACAGCGTGTTGATGATGTTCTTCATGCTGTTGAACTTGCGGATGGATTTAATGTACTTCTCGTAACCTTCGATGAACTCATCCTCCGGGTGCAGGAATGAACTTTCCTTGCAATAGATGAGAAGCAAATTGAGGAGCGTCTGCAATCTGTCATGGATGATACCTTCCTCGTTCTGCCGTTTCCACCGCCCGTCCCAAATGTACCAGGATTTCTGCTGGGGACAGAAACGCATAGAGTCGTGATAGGCATCGGAGAGCAGAGCTGCCATGCCGATCTCGTCCCAGGTGTACACGATGGATTTGTGGGGCTGCTCCTTTGTCAGGAAATACATGATTTCCGATTGCTCCTCATCCTCGATGGCAACACGGGCATCCCCGGTGTACCGCAGGATGTAGGGCTGTTCGCAGTTAGCCATTGTCCACCGCTCCCTTCTCCTCGAAGAAATAGAAGTCGTTGTACCGTTCGATGGATTTCTGATTGACAGAAACGAAGAACTCCAATGCCTGATTAACCATCTCATTGAAGCTGACCTGGTTGATGACTGCGATCTTCCGCATATCCTCGTGAACACTCGGCGTGAGCAGGATCGCTGTTCGTTTTGATTTCAATTCTTTCTCCATTGGAATTATCCTTTCTTTGCATAAAATAAAAAGAGCGCATATCTGGTTGGGACAAGCCCTCGCAAATATGCGCTCAAATCTTACCTTGTCATTATACACAATATGTGCCACAATGTCAATATGCAAAACGCAATATGTTGTGCTTATTTGCGATTTTACTTTTGATCCACTTTATTCCAGACCTGATACAGAGCGTAAGCGAGCGGATTTCGTATGTGTTTTTGCTGCTGGGCTTTCTCATATTCCTGTACAACGGCTTTGAGAGTTTTTGCGAGGACTGGCGGGGAGTCGATTGCAGCTACAGTCGCTTCCTGCCGCCACAGTTTGCACCAGTTAGCGAGGTTATCTCGCTCGATTTGAGATGCGATTTCAGCGGGATTGATGTCGGCAATCAAGCCGAGTAGTTCGTTCATTGTTACCTATCTCCTTTGCAGGATTGAATTTTTCTCAATGCGGAGATCGCCTTACCGAGAGCCAGTTTGTCATGGTTTGAGATTTCTTGCAAATCCCCGTATTTATCCACCACATACAACGGCTTTTTCAACAGTTCAACGATTGCCCTGGCGGCTTCGGTGTTATTCATAGGTCTTCCTCCTCACGCTTTTTCAGCGGACATTCATCATCTACGCCGTTACATTCGTACCACCGCAGACAGGTTTCACAGGGGTCACCAGTCATTGTCAATACCTTCCTTGTAGTAGCGTCCACCTTTGAGGTATTGCCTACCTTCATCGGTTTTGCACCATTCGAGGTATTCATTGTACATCTCATCGGTAATGAGTTCGATATGTCCAAACATGATGAGATGAATAATATCTCGATGGAACTGCCATAACCATTGGGCTAAACTCTGTGTCAGTTTAACCATCGGACTCACCCGTGATGAGATCGCTGTAGGGCAGACTCTCAATCCAACGGCAGAGGGTGTGCCACTCCTCCAGTTTGTGGTGTTTCCGGCTCTCATAGATGTTCACCAGCACCTCGTAACTCAGCATGATGGTTCTACGCTGATTGTAGGAGGTGGGGAGCATCTGGATAAGCTGATCCCAATACTTCCGCTCCTTGGTGGCAAGGAAAGCATCACGGCAAGCGTTGAGGTAGTCGATGACGGTGTCCTGGACATACATGGACTTGTCGGTCATCTTATCCCGGCTGAAGTCTTCGGGGACGAAGGGCTTCGCATGGATCTTGTGCATCGTGGAGCAGGAGTTGCAGACGGTTCCGACCTTGTAGGTGTCGAACTCCTTCCACCAGTACAGCGGGGCGTTGATGGTCACCCAGACGGGCATCATCCGGCGATACTTGGCGTGTACAGCACCGCCCGCAGCAAGGCTGGTCATCAGAGCATGATCTGCTTCGCCCAGGAAGAACTCGAAGGCCGCACATTCCAGCGTTTCGGGATCCTCGATATGGGTGATGTAGCTGTCGCTTCTGTCCCAGCTATTCTTAGGGTTACGCATACCCTCGACCACGATGTCCCATTGCTCCGGGGACATGGTTACAGTTCTTAAAATTTCAAGCACGGTTAATCCTCCCGATTCTTATCGTATAGTCTTTCACTCCGTTATTCTCGGAGTGCCAAATTTCTTTGAACGGCTGTCCGTATCGCACCTGTTCGATACAGGAAGTCTGGCATTCTTCGCAACACCAATAGTTGTCGTAGTTGCCTTTGAAGTTGAAGTCCCTGTCATCCAGGTACATCTTGGCTCCGCATTCCTTGCAAACCTTCGTAGCTTTACTACCAGTCTGCATTCAAGATCACCTCACAATTCTCGTACTTGGCTGAAGCGATCACGCCGAGAACCATCGTCTTTTGGAACACATCCGTATTTTTGACGAACTGATAGATGGCATCGATCTGGTCATCGGACAAGATCATATCCTTACCGTACCAGTCGTTTTCCTCGGTGCGTTCCTCGTATGGAACATAGTAGCCGATCTGCTCAAGAATGGGATACCATACCCGACCACCGCTACCGACCTCGTCTTCGATGGTGTGCCCGATGACCTCACCACAATGAGGGCAGCGGTTGGTTTTTCTCTTGGAGATGGTGAGATCAAGCCCCATTTTCTTGTACCTCCGTGGTATCCAACTTCATAAAGCAACCCCAAAAGGTTTTGCTTTTCTTACCGCTGTGGTGTCCAAACAAAGGCTTCTGACCAATGGCTTTCCAAACTTTATCAGCCGGAATGTCATATTCAGACCACTTGAATATCAGTACACCGTCCGGTTTCAGCACTCTCATACACTCCTGGAATCCGTCATGGAGCATCTGTGGCCAAGATTCATCCAGTTTGCTGTATTTCTTAACTAACCACGCTGTTTCCTTAGCTTTGATGAGGTGCGGGGGATCGAATACAACAAGTGCAAAGGAATTGTCATCGAACGGGAGGTCTGTAAAGTCGCATACCACATCCGGGTCAATAACGCATTGGCGTTCTGCCTTACCATTATCGTTTTTCCAAATGTTTGTATGTACCTCTTGCCTTCTGTCGCAATAAATCGCAGCTGGATGGTTTTTATTAAACCAGATTGTGCGAGATCCGCAGGTTACATCTAATATTTTCTTCACTTCTTACACCTCCGATCAAACATCTGCCGGAACTTCCAGCGGATGACATACCAGATTTGCTCCAGCGTGCCTACTTTACGATACCCCATGATTTCCCTCCTTGCTCAAACGAGCTGCGTCCTCATCAGACAGCATCCTGGGCTGGAACCGCCACTTGCGGGCGTTGTCACCGATAAGCTGATGGAGTCGGGCTTCCGCAAGCATCGGGGTGTCTTCACAGATGCCAAACTGGAAACGCTTGGCAACATCGTTCCAGATGCCGAACTTCTTTCCGGGAACTCCCCGGTAGTAGGTGTCACGCTTCATTTCGCTTTCCTCCGACATTTACGCTCATAGCAGTACATCTCCTTGGTGAAGAAGTACGCCAGCAAGGTGGCGATAAAGGTGTCGATGTGACTGGGATGTACCGCACCATCGATGATGTACTCTGCACCGACCCAGGCACAGGAGATGACCACATAAAAGGTGCAGAAAGAAGCGATGAGGGACAGGATCATAATGATTTTCTGTTTAGTCATGGCAATAACCCTTTCATTTTATCGTTTATACCGAGTCACGCTGTTGACGATGGTCTGCAATTCGTTCTTCGGGAGGACGGGATCACAAGCGACCGTGTTGGCGTAAATCAGTTCGTCATAGATTTGCTGTTTGGTATAACCTTGGTTGTGGAGCATACCCGCCAGCGAGGTCAGGCAGATGTTCCGGCAACCGTTGGGGATCCTGGGGTATACGGGACGGAGTTTGATCCGATTGCCCTGGGGCAGCTCCCATATCGGGGTGTATATCCTGCTGCCGACAGTCTTGTCGGAGTTCTCCGCTCTGGTTTCCGGGAAATACTTCTCCACCACATAGTCAATCGCTTCCTGGTTCTCCACGATGGAGTCGTAGAGAAGCGTATCACCCGTCATGATGAAGAATCGTGCGGTTTGGTAAATCTCAACGCCCTTGAGATTATTCTTCCCTCTGAAGGGCAAGGCTCCCTTGAGCAGGATGTGAAACCCTCGACCGCTCTTGGATTTTTCCGTATAACTCCGGCACTTACCGATGATGTCGGCTGCAATGACAGAGAGGAAACCCTCGTCATCGAAACCAGTATCAATGTCGATGCCGATGATACCGTTATCATTGAAAACAAATCCGATGTGGTCGTAGTAACCTTCCTCCACGCTGGCTACGGCATCCTCGTAGGATGACCATGATGCGGGGTTCGTAGAGGAAGCGGCTTCATTCCTCATGGCGTTCATGGGAACCTTGCTGTCGTTATGAGCACACACCCATTGATTGAGGGAAGTCAATTCAGCGGGTATGTTCTCATACCGACTCATAA